AGATTAAGAGATTATTTAGAGTACTTGTTACCTGCGCTTGTGTTCGCAGATGCGAGTATTATCAATTTAACCGTGAACGGTTCAACGGTAACACTCGTGCGATCAGCTAAAGCGGATATCGAGCTGGATGCAAAAGGGCTGAGTGCAGCAGAAATCATGGAGCGATTAGGGAAAGAATTGAGCGAAGGATGAAAAGCAACAATCCAGGAAGTAGGTGAGCAGATGAACGAAATCAAAGTGGAGGTAATGTTCACAGATGGATACCAAAAAAGATACACTGAGGCAGTGGCGAAGGCGTATCAGAAAAAGAAACATCTTCGGAATCGTAAATTGTGCTTCTCCACAGAAGTAGACACAACAGAGCGGATCAAGAAGGAGATGCAGGATGCAACAGAAGATTGAAGACGGAATTATCTTCGTAAAAGCCTCGAAAGAGGAGGATGTAATCATAAAAAACTGGCGAATGATGAAAAAGGACAAGGAAAAAGGATACTGGTACGGCGAAATATCAAGACCGCTCCTCGAAAACCTGCAGAGGAACGGCGGACTGATACCTCCCGCAAGGAAGATCCTCAATGATATGCTGGCGGTTCAGAAGGCGGTAGATACTGAGAGAGTAAAACCAGATAAAGAGATCAAGGCAAGATACAAGTACCCTGTAAAGGCCAAGCTATTCACGCACCAGATCAGGGCGGCGAACATGGCGCTGATGGTTTTCGATGTCGTGAAGCCGGAGAGGACAAGCCAGAACATGGACGCATATCGTGAAGTGAGTCAAGAGATGAACTTGAAGAATAAAGGCTTCGGTTTACTCTTCGAGATGGGATGTGGAAAGACCCTGACCTCAATCGCAATCATGGGAGCGTTACACCAGGAGGGCAAGATCGACAGAGTCTTGATCGTAGCACCGACATCCGTGGTGGCGGTATGGCCGCATGAGCTGGCGGACTTTGCAGACTACCCATTCACAGTGGAGATGCTTCTAGGAGACAAGAGGAAGAGGCTCAAAAGCATCACAGACCTGACCAAGTACCCGTCCCCAAAGCTAAAGGTGGCGGTGATCAACTACGAGAGCGTATGGAAGGATGACATCAAAGAAGCGATAGAGACCTACGACCCTGACCTCATCATCTGCGATGAGAGCCAGAGGATCAAAACCCATAATTCGAAACAGAGCAAAGCGATGCACGAATTGGGAGACAAGGCAATGTACAAGATGATCCTCTCCGGCACACCAGTTCAGAACAATGTGACAGATATATGGAGTCAATACAGATTTCTCGACAAGTCGATATTCGGAGAACTCTACTACGCTTTTCAGAACCACTTCTGCGTGATGCACTCAGTATTCAGGAAGAAGGTACTGCGAACCATTAACGAAAAGGAACTGGTAACCAAGGAACACTCGATAGCCTTCAGAGTGACGAAGGAAGAGGCACTCGACCTGCCAGAGCAAACATTCGAGACCAGATACATCGAAATGACCCCGAAGGAGAGAAAGACCTACGATGCCCTGAAGAGAGAATCTGTGGCAGACATCGAGGGTGGCGGAACGATAACCGCAACCACAATCCTGACGAAGCTGCTCCGCTTGCAGCAATTCACTGGCGGCTTCTTGGTAAAGGACGGAGCGGATCAGCCGGAGCAGGTGTCAACGGCGAAGATTGAAGCCTTAAAGGACATCATCGAGGACCATGTGATAGACGGCGGAAAGAAACTGGTCGTATTCGCAAGGTTCATCCCGGAGGTCAACGCAATCATCGAGATGGCGGAAAAGACGCTCCCGAAGGACAAGAAGGTAGTCAGCATTCAGGGATCGGTCAAGAAGGAAGAGAGAGGCAACATCATCGAGCAATTCCAGAAGGACCCGGACACAGTCCTGATCATCGGACAGATTGACACCCTCGGAGTCGGGGTAACGCTCACGGCAGCGGACACCTGCGTGTACTACTCGAAGACCTACAACTACGCAACCTACGAGCAGAGCCTCTCCCGAATTCATAGGATAGGCCAGAGGAATGTATGCACTTACATCGACCTCGTATGCGCTGACAGCGTGGACGAGAAGATCACCAGAGCGCTGCGGAAAAAGGAAGACCTCGCTACCAAGATCGTGGATAACTGGAAGGAAATATTCAAATAACGAAAGGATAACAAAAAGCATGGCAGATGGAAGAATCAAGACCCTGATCGATGAGTACGAACGACTCCGGGCGGAGAAGGACGAGCTCGCAGAGAAGACCAAGGAGAACAACGAAGCGTACAAGCAAGTGCAGATCAACCTCGCAGAAGCGATCAGCGATGCGGACATGGCGGATGCCCAGGACGGAGACTATGTCTACACACCGGGAGTCTCCACAAAGTACAGCTTTAAAAGCCAAGGAGACCTCGAAGAAGCTGGACTCGATAAGTTCGAGCCGTTCGAGAACGATGTGGCTCTCTGCACTCTGGTTAAAAAGGAAATCAACTGGAGAAGCCTCAACTCGGCTCTTTCAGAGATGGCGGCAACAGAGGAAGGCGTGCCAGAGGAAGTCAAGGCGGTACTGAATACCTTCGATGAAATCGGTATTACGAGACGCAAGAAGGATACAAAGACTAAGTCCAAAGTAGCGGACGCAATCAAAGCAAGGAGGGAAAATTAATGTACAGAGAGACAGACAAAAACGGACAGTTTAATCTCGATTGTCGCCTCTCTTCAGAGAGAAGATAGAACCATCGAGGAGAATGTGAATGAGATGCTCACTAGAAGAAGAATAAAAGAAGGGAGACGATACCATGGCAAAAATCAATTTAACCATTCAACACGCAAAGAAGGAGCAGATTTTCGTGAAGGCTCTGATTGGCGGACCCTCCGGGAGCGGAAAATCATACTCCGCTCTCCGGGTAGCGACAGGAATCGCAGGAAGGGAAGGCGAAGGAACGAAGATAGGCTACATCGGCACCGAGGGCATGAGAGACAAACTGTATGCGAACGAGTTTAACTACGATCTCATCAGCCTCGAAGAATACTCATCTGACTACTACGAGGCGGCACTTGATGCCTTCCTCGAAGCAGGATACAAGGTAATCATCATCGACTCCATGACGCACCTTTGGAATTGGGTGCAGGATCAAGTGCAGCTCACCACCAAGGGAGATAACACCTTCCAGGCATGGGGCAAGTACAAGAAGGAAAACAAGAAAATCATTGAGAAAATCCTGCTTGCACCGGCACATATTATAGTAACAGCAAGAGGAAAGGATGAATATGTGCTTGAAGCAAACAGCCGTGGGAAGATGGCTCCACGAAAGGTTGGTGTGGGAGCTCAACAGGATAAGGATATTGAGTACGAATATATGGTTACTTGGATGATTGATCAGGACACACATCTTGCAGAGGCAGCAAAGGACAACACTCACATCTTCGAGGGCAAGATCAAAGTCCTTGATGAGAAGGACGGCGAAGCACTCTACAATTGGGCAAACGATGGAGATCCGGTCAAGAGTCCAAAAGAAAGAGCCGAAGAGGTCAAGCGCATTCAGGATGCGATTACAGCAAAAGCAACAAAGCTTGGTGGTTCAAAGAATAAAGAGATGATGGAGTGGTACAAGGAGAAGTTCAACGGCAACCACAAGAACTGCAAAGACCTCGACTTCTTAACACAGGCACTCACAGAGATGCAGAAGTTCAAACCCATAGCGACAGAAGAAAAGAAAGAGGAGGAGAAAAAGGATGAATAAGGTGATCATTATAGGTAGATTTACCAGAGACCCGGAAGTGAGATACACCGCAAATAATACCTGCTATGCATCGTTTAGCGTGGCGATAGACAGACGATACAAGCAAGATGGACAGCCAACTGCTGATTTCCCAAGAGTAATTGCTTGGGGCAAGACCGCAGAGTTCATCGAGAAATACTTCCATAAAGGAATGAAAATCGCTATTGATGGAAGAATTCAGACCGGCAGCTACACAAATAAGGATGGTCAGACGGTTTACACTACAGATATTGTTGCAGAAAATGTGGAATTTGTAGAAAGCAAGGGCACATCAGAAAGCAATAGGAGTACAGGAAATGCACCAAATCCAAGCGTGACCGATGACGGATGGATGAACATTCCTGAAGAAGTAGATGAAGAACTGCCTTTCAATTAATAAGCATAAAACCCTGTTCCACAACAGGGGCAGGGTAATCCTAAAAAGGAGGATGGAAAAAGCAAAACAATTGAAGAGGGTAAAAGATAAGTATGAGGAATGGAACAAAACCAAACATAGATGACTTCGTGAACTATGAAGCAGAGTACCGACCTCACATCAAAAAAGCGGTGGTAGCAGGCGGACACATGACAGGCCTCTGTCCTTTCCATAACGACAGAAATAGCAGCTTCTCGGTGGACCTGAAAACTGGTAAATGGCATTGCTTCTCTGAAGAGATAGGCGGAAACTTCCTCGACTTCTACGGAAGGTTACATAACTGCGACACAAAAGAAGCCTTCCAGGAGATCCTGAAGCAGTACGGCGAGGAAGACAAGCCGGAGGATAAAAGCTATACCTTGGAGCAGTACGCAAAGGATAAGCATCTGCCGCAGAAGTGGCTCGAAGATTTCTGCTCACTTGCAACCGAGACGGAACGCAAGACAGGAATATCCTACATGAAGATACCGTACTTCGGAGAAGACGGCAAGATATCGACATTCAGAAAGAGATATGCGCATAAGGACTTCAGATGGAAGCACGGCAGCAAAGGCAAAATCGGACTCTATGGCGAATGGCGGATGCCAATCATCCGAAGTGGAGACAGCGTAATACTCTGCGAAGGCGAATCGGATGCCCAGAGCCTCTGGTTTATGGGATTAGCCGCTCTGGGAGTTCCGGGAGCGTCAATGTTTAAGACGGAACACGCTCCCATGCTTGGCGGATTAAAACTCTACCTACACCGAGAGAAGGACGTCGGCGGCGAAACCTTCATCAGGAAGACGCTCGATGGACTTCGAAGAGGAGGATACGAGGGCAAGGTTTACACCTTCACCTGCGGAGACAGACAAGGATGCAAGGATCCGTCAGACTTCCTGATTAAACTAGGAAAAGACGAAGCCAGAGAAGAAATCCTGAAACTGCTGAAGTCGGCGAAGGAAATCAACCTCGAAGAACCTGAGGAGATCCCGGAGGCGATCAAGGGAGCGCCAGTAAAACTCCGCACACCGCCATGGTGGAAATACGATGAAACAGGGATCTACAAGATCGACAGCAAGACCTACGAAGAGACCATCGTCTGTGGAACACCGATACTGCTCACTAGAAGGATCAAGAGCCTCGACATAGACGAAGAAAAGATGGAGATAGCATTCCTTCGAACGGAGCGAAAAGGCAAGGTATGGAGAACGGCGATACTTCCACGAAGTGTGATCTTCACAACGAAGGGAACGAGCATCCTTTCAGACCTCGGATGCATGGTAACGAGCGAGAACGCAAAGCCGGTGATCAGATTTTTATCTGCTCTGGAAATCGCAAACGATGACATCATCGCCTGGGCAGAATCCACATCCACATTCGGATGGCAGCCGGGAAAGAGATTTATACCAGGAGTCGGAGACGATATCGTCCTCAACATTGACTCCACCCAGGCAAGCGTAGCAGCAGCATACCACACAAACGGCACCTTCGAGGCATGGAAAGATACCATGCAGGCACACAGGGAGAAGAATAAGTTTAGGTTCATTCTTGCGGCGGCATTCGCAGCACCGATGCTGAAAATACTGCATCAGAGAACCTTCTTCGTGTACAACTGGGGCGATGCCAGAGGCGGAAAGACCGCAGCACTAAAGGCGGCGCTTTCCGTCTGGGGGGAGCCGGACGGACTCATGATGAACTTCAACACCACGCAAGTCGGACTCGAAAGAACAGCGGCATTCTTCTCGGATTTGCCGCTCGGCATCGATGAGAGGCAGGCAGCAGGCGGAGGCCAGTACGGACAGAGCAAGATCGAAAACCTCGTCTACATGATAGGCGAAGGAAAAGGAAAAACGAGAGGAGCGAAGGACGGCGGAGTCCAGAAGGTAAACAGGTGGTGCACCATCGCCTTGGCAACAGGCGAAGAACCGATGACCACAGGAGCATCACAAACAGGTGTCAGCACCAGAGTCCTCGAAATCTACAGAGGACCCTTCGAGACAGAAGCTGAAGCTGGACAGATGCATCAAGATGCAGTCACAAATTGCGGATGGGCAGGTCCCGAATTCATAAAACGATTAGTGGACATCCCGGAGAAGAGCCTGATGGACAAGTACAAAGAGATGGTGGACTTTGTGAAGAGCGTGGGTAAAGGAAAAGCAGGATCCCATGTGTCAAGCGTGGCGGTGATCGCTCTGGCGGATGTGCTCGTAGATGAATGGATATTTGACAATTTAACGGCAAAAAACGACAAAAATCTGCAAAAAACGGAACAAATAACCCTTAACACTTCCGCTTTCACCATTTCACTGAAGTCCTGGGAGAGGGCAAAGGAGATGGCGAAGGAGATAATGAAGGAGCAGATGAGCGCAGCTTCAGGAGATGTAAACCAGAACGCAGCGGACTATCTGATAGACTGGGTCAACTCGAATCAGCCTTACTTCGGAGAAAAGGCCATCGGAACTTGTCTGGGAACCATGAGCCAGGATGGCAAAATAGCATACATATACGCATCGGCTCTCAACAATGCTCTAAAAAAGGAAGGCTTCAATGAGAGGAAAACAAAGAAGTGGCTCGCAGAAAAAGGTCTGATCACTTCGATACCAAGGAAGGACAACAGCGGAGAGACCTACTCCATCACGAAGTTTTTCGGAGGGAAGAACCAGAGATTTATAGAATTCTTCCTCGATAAAGCATCAGGAGTCGAAGACGAAGACCCAGAAGGCGGATTTGTACCGCTGCCTGCAGGAGCAGAAGATGGACTACCATTCAAATAAATAAAGGAAGGAGACAACAAGTACAGACGGTTCGATTGCATGAACGATGTCTCGGATTTTTACCTTGATGAAACTGATTACAATTTCGGATACATCAATTTTGAGCCGAAAAAGGGGAAAAACTGAACACCTTTTTGCAAAACTAAACACCTTTTTTGAAAAGGTGTTCACAAAGGTGTTCAGTAAGAAACCGCATAAATAAGGGATTTTTATATATACTGAACACCTATAACACCTATTTTTATAATATACCCTCGCATGAGAAAAAAAGAACATTTCAAATTGCACAATTTATAAAAAATATAAGGTGTGTATCAAAAAAATATGAAAAAGGTGTTCAGTCGCAAAAAAACCGCATAAATACGGCGTTTGTCAGTGAACACCTATCGCCTGAAAGAGGTGTTCAGTCGAAAAAGGTGTTCAGTCGAAGGGAGGAAGATAAATGGCTGATTTTTATGAAAGACTCATGGAAAACCTCGGAAAACTGCAAAGGAATGAGTCACAGATGACCGAGGAGCAGAAAAAACAGTACGCAGCACCGTTGAAGAAGCTGAAGAACCAGATATCAGAAGACGCAACTGAGGCAATGAAGCAGTTCATCACCATGGGAATGCGGATAACGAAGGAAGATAAGAACTCGGAGGACTGGAAGGACGTGATCCGGGCAACGGAGAAGCTGATGGATGAATGGCAGAGTCAGGGAAAATTGAAGGAGGCAAGCAAAATCCTCTTCACGACTTACGACCTTAACAAGTTCCTCGAAGCATTATGCCAGATACACACGACCGTCTGGGTTAAGGCATACGGAGCATACTGGCTGAAGCACATCACAGAGACCGGGGAAGAGGAATACCCATACTACAACGACATCCTCGATATGCACTGGTGGAAAGAAGCAAATGAATGGGCGAAGACGAAGATCGAGGACGGAAAAAGGGTCATGGATTACTTCGGCGGAGTGACGATCATGCTCCCACCGACCAAGATACTCCTCGATGAGGAATACAAAAGAGAGATGGAAAGATATGAGAGGCGGTAAGAATGCGGAAGGCTTTCCAGATCCAACCGCAACCATAGCAATCGGAAATGTAGCAAGGGAGGAAAGAAGAAATGCCAAACTGGTACGACAAAAAAACAGATCCTGCGAAAATCATCGCAGAGACTCAGGCGAAAAAAGGAATCACGAAGAGAGAAGCAGAAGCCATCGTGAGAAAACAAGTCCCGCTGGAGAAGGACTATCAGAAGAAGATCAAAGAAGCCATCCAAAAGGAATATCCAAAGGCTTTGGTAGTAAAAATCGCACAAGGCGAATATTCACAAGCAGGAATCCCAGATCTCATGGTAATAATTGACGGCCACTTTTTCGGATTTGAGATAAAGCGCCCATATTTTCACAAAAAAACCAAAGGAACACTTCAGGAACAAACCATTGAATGGATACGGAGAGCTGGAGGAACGGCGGAGGTTATATCATATCAGGAGGAAGCCCTCGCAGCTATAAGAATATTTTTTCAGAGCAGAGGTGAGTGATGACAGCAAAAGAATATCTAAGTCAACTGATAAATCTTGAAAGACTTATCGAAACAAAGCGACTTGAGTGCGAAAGACTTGATGCAATGTCAAAAAAAGTGACAAGTGTGCTAAGTGACTGCAAAGTTGACAGTAGTCACAGTGATAGAAATGAAGATGTCATTATAAGAGTGATAGAACTCAAAAAAGACATTAGCGAACAGATGAAAGTGTATGCAGAGTTGCAAGCGAAGATAAGCAAAGAGATAGATGCAATAAAGGATATAAGATACAGAAACTTGCTGATAATGAGATATATGAACGGCTTGAAATTCAGAGAGATATCAGAAAAAATGAGTTATGGGACAAGGTGGGTTTTGATACTTCACAGAGAAGCTTTAAAAGAATTTGACAGACTGCACGGCGAAAGATATTACGCTTAACTTTGTCACAACAGAGGCTACAGCATTTAAGGTTTACAAAATTTGCTTTAAGAGTGCATCAAATCCGGATAAGATATAATAAAGAGTGTTATAGATAGAATAGTTGAGGGTTAAGAAAAGCAAAGAGGTAAGAAAAGACTTGTCTCTTTTTCAAACAAGTCATATAAATTCACTTATTGACAGTGGTATACTGTATGTGTAAAGAGTTAAGAGAAGCTCCTTACGATTCCACAATTCACCTTCTTTATATTTTTTTGGGGAGGGCGAGAAACGCCCTCCAATTATGGTGTGATGTGGTGCCTCCGTTGCTACATATATTAATTTTCTGAAGAGAGATGGTTAATGATAACCGTCTCTTTTTGTTTTACAAAGAGGGAAGTTAATGCCATATGCCGATAGAAACACTGGGCTATTTGAGGTAAAAGAGTGTTTTAATGAGAAGACACAGTGGTGTGGTACACAAACGCTTATCACTCCAAAAGGCCGAGAGACCTTTAGGTTATTATACTTGCAACCTTAGTTTAGATAAAGGCATCTTAGAATACTCTAAGGTGCTTTTTTAATAGCCGTAATAAAAGTATTTAGTGTATTTTGT